TCATCTTGCTGTAAAAGATCAAAATCAGTTTCAAGTAAAAGATTTTCTACTGATCCATCTATATATGTTTGAGCTTCTATAAAATCTTCTTGCGTCAAAACTCCGTAAACGGTTAAAACTTCATAAGTTAAAAGCAAGTTTCTTTGTTGGTTTAATGTAAAATCAATTTGATTTAATTTAACGACTTCAGGTGTGTTTAAAATAATAGACTGGATATTAAGCGATAATAACAGAGTTTGTTTTCCACCTAAAAAATTAAACCAGTCGATACCCTCTTCTAAAGCAAAAAAACAATCACCTAGAAAACTTTGTAGGCGCGTTTTGATATTTTGTGCAACCGCATCACGACCCACTTTGTAATCCTGTTTGGATCGACCAAAGAGCCAGTCGTTATTCGCATCTATTGCGCGCACGATCATTCTAATAACTCTCCAATTTCGGTTGCGATGGAGGTAAGGTCACTTGAAATGGCTGTAAAAGTCGCTGCATTAGAGGGCAGCCCGCTTATCCCTCCGCCTGTAGTAACGCCCAGCACTTTAATTGCTTTTGCTGCTGCGGTTAAATCTTTAATTGAATCAACCAAGTTTTGCAATACGCTGTTCAATGTTTCCGTAGCTGCTGGATAATTCTTGGTTATTAGAACTTTATCCCCAACACCCATCGCCATAGCACCTTTGCGGAGTACGCTGCGGTTTTCATCATAGTCTTCCAATACATTTTGTTTAGATCTAAGTCCCACCAAAGCAATTCCATCGGATAGAGAATGATTGCGTTTACTGTCCAGCGCCAAAACTTGCCCACTATCATACCAATTATCAATACTTCTATCATTAAAAAGAATCAGGCATGTGTCGCCTTTTTTTATAGGAAAAGTAAGTGTTGCACCGCCCCCACTCATCATTATAACTGGGCAATCAGAAAGTGGAGGATAACTTTTTAGGTATTCTACATCACCTTCAACATAAGTTTTTTTATAATTAATCGAAATTGTGGCCGTTTGGGTTGCTGCGTCAAAAGCTTCTATAGTGCCAAGAGCATGACAATTTAAGTTTATGCCAATGTTGACTCCCCAAGCATCAAGCAAGTCTGACATTTGAGGGTTTCCGTTTTTGGTGTAATTAGTTTGCATCAGTTTGCCTCAATCTGTAAGAAATCTCCAGGAGTACAGCCTACTTTGGTCACTACCGACCCTTTTACTGATTCTGAAAAAGTACCACGATGACTCAGATAATTAACGACATACAACTGATTCACATCCGAGTCGCCAGTGATTGATTCTAACTCAATTAAACGCCCGATGGAAATTTGTGGCTCAAAAATAATTTCAAATTCTACATAAGTATCTTGCCTGACAGGAGTGGACAGCAACCCAGCTTTAGCATTGATCTTCAATGGGGTGCCTTTTATAGCCTCACTTTTTTTTAAAATGTTTACTTTGGAATTATCTATAAAAATATCACCCGCAATCGTTTCTTTTAAAGCTTCCAATGTATTGCCTACAAAAGATTGCTGCCTTTTTATAGTGCCAGGATAATTCCCTATAGCGCCCTTGCTAACGCCAAAATCTCCCAACTTACTCGCTTGATCTTCGATCATACTTTGCTTGGTTGTTCCTGCGGGATATGATGCTTCTATTTTTGAATTAAGATAAGCGTACCCACCGTCTATGCAATCAATTTGAGTTATAAAATTGACTCCCTGACGAATCGAAAAAGCTTTGGAAACATGCATATTTAAAATTTCCGTGAGGTTCCCGCCATACCCAGCGGATAATACTAAACGATCACGAAGGCTTCGATTCTTCCAATCTTTTCGCATAAAATTTCTTTGAGTTTTTGATAAGTTATAAATTCTAACGTTCCCAATATTGCTTGATGAAAAGTTGGTACGAGTGATATTCATTTCGATTGTAAAAGGCAATTTTACAGAAAGGCTCTTTTCCGTATCAAGCCCGCTGTCCTTGATATAAACTAGCTCGTAATTTCGATCTATTTTATCCATTTAAGAAATCCTCGTACTGTTCAATATCGGCTTCTGTTAAAATATAAAGTTTGGAAGAATCAGACGAAAAGTCCTCAATTAAATATGGCTCCCTGTTTTCATCACTATAACAAGCCATCCCAAAAGGTATTTGGTTTTTAAACTGAAATAATAAATTGGGGTTATTTGTAATTCGAACACCCTTTAAAGTAAAATCTCCGTACACAAGGCTATTTATAAACCATCCATATTGCATGGGCCTGTAGTACATGGTTAATGTTAAAATAGAACCGTCCGGCAAAATAAGATCACGTTCTTGCAGAGGGTCTGTAGTTATGTTCTGAATCCGAAACATCCTATACCGCCCAATCGGGTTGAGCTATAGGATTCGTTAAAGGTGAAGAACCAAAAACTGTTTTTAATTTGCTTCCAGTGCTGTTTCGACCACTTCCAAAATCACCCCTAGGATCAGTGCCTTCAATGGGTGCGGATGCGTATCTTATTTTTTTAAAAGTAATTTCAAAATTAGAAACCACCTCATTGTCCGCACTTTGAATAGATTTCAAAGACTTGATAATCATATTATCAAAAATAGCCCAAGGGGTCTGAATGGTGAACAATCTTCTTTCTTGCCAATAACCATAAAACTTCTGCCATGCTACTTGTTGTTTGTTTTGAGGCACACCCTCTGTGGATGTTCCTGTTAAAGACTGCCAAGTTTGAACCGAGTTGTTGGCAATAGTTACCGCGTTATCGTAAGCGAACTTTGCTCTATTGTAAGCGTTCAAAGTTGTTCGAGATAATTCGGGAGTGTATTCTGCAACCAATACAAGCTTTTCTCTTACCAAATTTAAGGGCAGCAAAGTGTCAGGAACCACATCGTTAAGTTCAGAAACGAAACCGTTGGTCGTAACTTCCTCTGGTTTTAAGGCAACATGATCCGTTATAGCTGTGTTGTCCTCAATATAGTGATCTGTAGTTTCGCTTACTAAGTTGGCTGACTGCTCCCCTTCGTAGTTGAAAAAGTAAGCTTCTGGCAAAGTTAAAATTTTATCTTGGCTTTCTCCACTTATAAACTGCTCCCTAATACGGTTTTCTTCGAACGAAGTTGGTTGAGGTAAATACCCTATAGGCTTATTAGGGGTAACCAAAATAAGACCGGATAAGCTTTTTGCTGTGGTTGTTATGTTTGATAATGTTGCTAAGTTAATCACTTTTTCAATCCCCTCCCACTGGTAGATTTTTTGCTGATGCATCAATCATCGCTTGTATCACTGAATCTCTAATAACAGGAGGTGGGGGGGCATCTAAAATATCCATGTTGATGGTTACATCCCTTATCTGCCCACCTTTATCACCATTGGTTTTTGGGAAAGACAGGCCAAAAGCGGTCTTCATATCGTTCATGAAAGCATTTGGAACACCGGGAAGTGCCTTTACTCCACCTGCTGTGAAAGTAACCAATCTTCCTGTGTGGTTTAAAGCATTAGCAACTCCACCAATAATTCCTGTTTCTTTTGCTAATGTTGAAAGAGCCTTAACCAGTTCCAAAATCTCTGTTACTAACTTTCTAATTTCAGGTAGCAACTCAGAAATATGATTGAGATTTATGTCAGCTATTCCACGCTGTATACTATCAAATAAATTTGTCCACTCAGCCTTCATTTTGGACAAACTTTCAATTTGTGATTTTGTATAAAAAGGTGCGCGCGACATTACTTTTTTATTAAATGCACCTTGAAACATACCACCTTGAACGCCTACTGAAAGGCCAAACGATCCCAATTCATCCCTTACCAATTCAGGTCTATCTTTATTGGCAACTGCAAACTTTTGAAGTTGATCGAACAGGTCGTAAGTTTGTTCTAGCTCCGTTTTAGACATGTCAATCGTGCTGTAAAGCCACGCCATGCCTTCTGGTGCGCCTTTGCCTTTAACAAGTTCGGCCATTTTTGTTTGAAGATTAAACATGGAGCTGGAGATTTCTTCGTTTACAAGATTCACTTGCCTGCCAGCGAATTGGTACTGTTGCAATTTTTTGGTTGATAGACCTGTCATTACTCCAAAGTTTTTTAGAGCTGCGCCCTCCGAATTAGAGGGACTTGAAAGCCTTTGCAAAGCATATACCATCCCCACTATGGCTGCACTTGCTGCTAGAGAAGCCGTTGCTACACCCGCCACACCCTTGCTAACAGAGGATAGCGCGCGAACACTTTTATCAGCTCCGCCTACTCTAATGTCTACAAATAAGTCTGCGATTTTCATGCTTTATTTATCTCCAAATATTCAGATTGAAAATCAGAAAGGAATCCTTCATAGTTCAAGGCTTGTAATACTTCTCGACTATTCATTTTTTTTGCATCCTCCAAGTTTCCAAAACCAGCCTTTACCAATTTGAAAAAGATAATTAAATCATCTTCTTTAATCTCTACTCTTGGGTAGCTTTCAGTGCTTCCAGACCTGGTAAATACTTTGCATAAAGGCTTTTCGTAAAAGGGCCAAGGTTATACGACCCCACTTCCGAACAAACTATAATAAAATCTTCCCTTGCATCTTCTTCTTCAAAAAGATCAGGTGTAATTTTTACCCCATTATAGGTAGCGCGCTTCATGCAATCCCATAAGCACTTCTCAACATCCTTTGACCAGGCGAGCCTGCAAAAAAGATTTTTAATTGCCATAGGATTTAACGCATCACCGTTCGGATCAAGGTCGGCCTGCTCAAGCTCTTTTGCAAAAGCTTTGAACAGGTTATGACCATCCGAAAAAGGTGCCAACGTCATTGCCAACTTTGCGCCACTATCTAATTCCATGTTTTTCATATTACGTCAACGCTCTCGGTGAGTTAGAGAATTTCATAGTGTAAACAGAAACACTTTGTTCCACGTCACCCTCTACGTTCATTTTAGCATTTACACGCTTTGTGAAAATTCCACCCGATACAATGTAAGTATCTTGCAAAACATTGCCCGCACCGTCACCAACGCGCTTGACAAACTCACCAAACATTAAAACAAAACCAGCAAAGTTTGCGCTTTGTTGTTCTAGCAATTTATTGAGGTACTTGTCATCAACAGACCCACGCAGCAAACGCACTGTCATAGTGCATAGACGGCCTGTTTCATTGATAGAGTAAATTGTGTTACCATTTTTTCCTGTTTTTGCATCTGCGATATCGCCTTCAAAATCAAGCGTTACGCAATCGCCATCTGCAAAATCAGCAAAGTTACGATCGTTTATAACAACCGTATCGCTTCCTGTTAAACTAGCTTTTGACATTTTTTTCTCCCTTACTCGTTAATATTTACAATGATATCTATGCTGTGAACCGCGCCCGCTTGCTTGGCTGCAATTTGAATCAACGGAGCTTTTCGATCCGAACGATCCGCTGGTGATTGCAATCCAATTGGTTGACTGTAGATGTAGTACCCACGTTGATCGATGTTATCAAAGAAATCACCCTGCACCCCGAAGGTTGTTGGTGAAGTCCATGTTCCAGGAGCCAAGTAGTTGTTCGTGACACCTTGTTCGCATACCGCGCGCAAAGAGCTTTTAATGATGCCGATGCCCTCTTCTGTTTGTGCAATCTTGGTTGCGTTCTGCGCAAGCACGTTGAACGCTGCAACTTTAAGATCACCAACAAACCAAAGCAAGTTGTAAACATTATCAAAGAAGTCATTCTCACCGCTTGTAAATGTTTTCGCTACGCCCTGGATGCTTATGTAAACATCTGCGCCTGCGTTTTCAGCTTTGTTGAGCTTTGTTTGATCCATCGAAGTATCAGCAACAACAGTTGCCAAGCTTTTCAGGTGCATTGTTTGGGTAGTTAGGGAACCATCAAAGTTTGTTGATAACCCTCTTGAAGCATACGCTGCCATAAAGTTGAGCGCGTCCGCTTCGAGTAGGCTACCGTAAAACAAGCCCCTTGAGTGGGTAAACGATCCTTGTCGTAACAAGTCAAGCGTTCCGCCCACTTCCAAAGTAAGTACGTTTGTTTGAACAAAGAAAACAATTTT